ATGGCGTGGTCGAGTTTCCCTGGACTCCAGGCGACGCCGACCAGGTGCCGGAAAATTATTTTTACGACATTGAGCAAACCGACACGGCTGGCAAAATTCTAACGATTGCTAAAGAGCAATATATATTCCAGCAAGACGTCTCAAAATAGGAGCGGACTATGGCGATCCAATTTATTAAAGAGGACGGGACGGGGCTCGTCGACGCGAACGTATACGCCGACCTGGCCGACGCCGATCAGTACCTCGAAAACACCGATCGGAAAACGGCCTGGCGAGTGTTTTCATCAAAGGAACGCCAGGCGGCATTAATCCAGGGCGCCGACTATATCGACCAGACCTATCGGCGCCGATACAAGGGCGAGCGATTCTCCTCGACTCAGCGGCTCGAGTGGCCTCGAAATGATGTTTTCGACGAGCTCCACGTTTTGCGGCCGGCGGCCGAGATACCCGAGGAAATTGGTAGCGCCTCGATCGAGTACGCGTTCGAGGCCGCCGCCTCGCCACTGGCACCGACGCCACAGTTTGACGAGACCGGCCTCCAGATAACAAGCCAAATGGACAAGGTCGACGTTTTGGAAACCAAGACGGAATATCTCGAGGAACACCAGTCACCGCGCAAGTTTAAGCCGTTCCCACGCGCCGAGCTCGTGATCCGCCGCTGGCTCCGCCAGGTGGTCGGCGGGCTCACTGTAAGGATTTAGAAATGGCCGCCCTCCAAGATCGTATCCAGGCTACCGCCCTCGAGCTGATCCGAAAATTCGGCGAGGATCGCCAGGTCTCGCTATTGATCCCGAGCACGTCGCCGGCTGATCCGGCCAAACCGTTCGACGTCGATCCGACAGCGACCGAGACGTCGATCACCGTGCCGGCCGTGGTCGTCCCGATCGCGAGGAGCCTGGTCGATGGCTCGAGCGTCCAGCAAGGCGACGAGACCGTATTGATCGCCGGCATATCGCTCGGCTCGACGATCCCGCAGACCGACTCTAAAATTCTCGACGAAGGCCAGGAGAAAAATATCGTTTCGATCGATCGAATCCGGCCAGGGAAAACCGACTTTCTTTATAAGCTGCAAGTGAGGGCGAGCTGATGGCCACGAAACCATATAACGCTCGAGAGATAACCAGGCAATTAAATATTGCACTCGACAAGGATTTCGCCGCGACCACGTTCGCGATTTTCCGGAACCTGGTCACGGGCTCGCCGGTCGGCAATCCCGACACGTGGCAAGGGCCGGCGCCGGCTGGTTATGTCGGCGGACACTTTCGCCGTAATTGGCAAGTGACCGTCGGCGGCTTTAGTGACGCCGAGCTCGAGGGCCAGGACGCCGCCGGCGCGACGACCCTGGCCGTCGGTAAATCAAAAATCGACGGCTTTGTCCGAGGCGGCGGCGGGGCGAATCTTGTTATTCAAAATAATGTCCCCTATGCGAACCGCCTGGCGCAAGGCTGGAGCCCGCAAGCAAAGGCCGGATGGGTCGACCGTGAGATCGACGCCGCCCTCCCGTTCCCTGGTGGCCGTAAGGTGGTGCCATAATGGGCGCCTCGACCAGAACGCCAGCCGAGTTTCGCGACATTGTCCGGACAGCTTTCGGAGTCGCCTGGACGGACGCCGGCGAGAGCCTCGATAATGTCGCCTGGGATAACCTGGCCTATTCACCAGGCACTCGGGCCGATTATGTGATGCTCGGCCTCGCTCACTCGACCGGAACCTTTGCGAGTCTTGGCGCCGGCGCTTCCATTCAAGTCCGCCGCGTGGCAATATTCGCCGCGCAAATATTCGTCCGGCATAACACCGGACAGGCTCGGGTCGATACCCTGGCCGAGATCGTGCTCGATTTTTTAGAGAGTGCTCGCCTGACGGGAATCCGGATTTCCGAGATCGGAGTCACCGAGGCGGGCCGAGTCGGTCAATATTTTCAAGTTAATGTCAATGCACAAATAGAGTATGATAGTTTCCGCAGCGTGTGAGGCGCTCATTTAATTAACGGAGTCGCCCACTATGTCAGATACAAATCGAGTCGGCTTGCGGTTTTTCCGCAGCGCCCAACGCACCGCGCCGATTCCGGCCGGCCCTTTCAATCTTGACCAGCTCCGCTTCACTGGTACGCCTGGCCTCGCCTTTGTCCCGACAACAATCGTCAGCGAGGAGATTCGCCCCGATCGACAAATCTCCGACCTGATCCTGGTCGGCGCCGAGGCCGGCGGCGATACTGGTATCGAGCTCAGTTATGCAGCGTTCGACGAGCTTATCACCGGCGCAATGTTTAACCTGTTCACCCGCACCGAGAGCAAAACCGGAACCGGCGAGATTACCGCGTTTGGCGCCGGCACGATCGACGTCGACGTGGGCGGCGATTTCATTCCTGGCCAGATTATACGCCTCCAAAAGCTCGCGACTGGTGACGTCGGCGACGGGATTTTCCAGATCGACTCGATCGCGGTTAATACTCTGACAGTGTCGCCGCTGCCTGGCACACTGACGACCGCGATCCTCGGCACCGAGACCGCCGACGCGGCGACTAATCTCGAGGTGACTGGATTCGTCGCGCTATCGGTCGGCGATATTAGCCTGGTCGTGACCGGCTCCGACGCTGTTTTTCAATTCCCCGCCGGCGCCCTCGACGACGCTATGGGGACAGGCATCCCGCTCGCGATCGGTGCCTGGCTGAAATTTGCCGAGTTTCCAATCGCGGCGAACAATCTATGGAACCGAGTCCGCGAGATTGATCTCACGGCTGACACTGTCACGGTCGACGCTCAAACTGGCATGGTCACGGACGCGGCCGCCGGCGAGCTCGTCCAGGCGTTTTATGGCTCACGCGTCGAGAATGGCGCCCAGGCTATCAGCGCCCACCAGTTCGCACTCGAGCGCCGGTTCGAGGATCACTCGCCACAGACCCGCGAGCTATTCCTGGGGATGGCATTAAACAATTTTAATATTACCCTGGCGCCGCAAGCGATCGCTGTCGGGAGCTTAACCTGGTTTGGATTTAGCTCGGCCGTGTCGGATGATTCGCCGAGCTATGCCGACCTGTATGCGAACCTCCCGAACGATGTACTCGCCGAGCAGTTTGACGTCTATAACACTTCCAGCGATATAGGCCGGCTCGGCCGAGGAGTCGACGCGGTCGACGCCGCCGGCGTGAATTTCGTCCTCGAGGCGACGATCGAAATCAATAACAATTTGAGGCGCCAGCCAGCGGTCGGAGTTTTCGGCGCGTCAGGTATCGGAGTCGGCGAGCTGTCGGTCACTGGTACGTTAAGCACGTATTTCGATAACGACGAAATTCTCCAGATTATTTTAACCAATGCCGAGACCAGCCTCGACCTGATAACTCAGGGCGGCGACGGTCGCTCGATGATTTTCGATTTACCGAGGATCAAATTCAGCGGCGGAGCGCCGGACGTCCCTGGCAAAAATGCCGACACCACAATCCCAGGAACCTATCAGGCAATTCTATCGCCGATTTTCGGCTATACCATATCCACGCAGACCGTGAGTTTTGCGCGGTAAAACTTAACGGGGCCGAGAGCCCAGGAGTTCAGACTGTGAGAGTCTTACAGGCTTTTGAAACTAGCAGCAAACTGATTGACGAGGGCCGGACGTGCGAGATCGAATTCGAGGGGAAAGTTATAGCGACGGTTCAAGTCAGGCCGGCGGACGCTATGCTCAATCCGGATTACCGCCGTCACATTGCGGAAATGTCGATCGACGCGGCGCGTTTAAACGGGGCCGACCCGATGGACGTCGTCCAGGATCAAGATTTTCTATTCCAGCTATACGCTCGGGCGGTCGTGACCGGCTGGACGTGGACGGACGCCGAGGATCAGAAGGCGACGAGCTTGCGATTCAACGAGAAAAACGCGGTCGCGCTATTCAAACGGGCGCCGAAGTTTTTCGAGGCGATCCAGCTCGCGGCCCGACAATGGTCACACTACCGCGCAGCTCACGAGGAAAAAGCGGCGGGAAACTGACGGACGTCCTCGACTTTCAACTCCGAGTCGGGGACGCACAAGTCGCGGAGTCGATAATCGCTGCCTATAAGGAGCGAGGACTGACGCCGCCCGACCACGTCGAAAGCCCGCCGGCAATTGCTCCGGAGTTTCTCGTCTATTGGGAAGCCTATCGCGACCTGATAAGCGAGCGCCGGTCGCCTCGCGGCCCGATCCCCGCCCTCTCTGTGATTGCATACGCTGACGCCTATGGCCTCGACCGTGAGGCGTTAAAGCGTATCGTGTACAAGGTCGACCGCGTCCTGACGGATCACTGGCGAGCCCAGGACGACGCGGCCGAGATAAAGCGAAAGGCCGACCATAATCGCAAGCAAAGCGGGAGCCAGAAATGACCGATCGAGTTATCCGAGTAGTTGTCGACTCGCGGGGCGTCACGCAAGGCGTCGGCAAAGCAAACGCCCAATTAACCAAACTCGACAAGCGATCGAAAGGGCTGACGACAGGCTTCAAAGCGGCCGGCGCGGCCGTCGCAGCGTTCGCCGGAGCCCTGGCCGTCCGCGAGATTTTCCAGGCTGTCGACGCTTTCCAGGGGCTCCAGAATAGGCTCCGGATCGTGACCGACTCCAGCGAGGAGCTGGCCAGCGTTCAAAAAGAATTATTCGATATTGCTCAGAACACGCGGACAAGTTTCGAGGCCGTCGCGAAGCTCTACGGCTCGGCGGCGATCGCGGCCGAGGAGCTCGGCGCATCGACCGAGGAGCTATTGCGACTGACTGAAATCTCGGGCAAGGCGCTCGCGATCCAGGGCTCCAGCGCGAACGAATCACGGGGCGCATTGCGCCAGTTATCACAAGCATTTTCGAGCGGCATAGTCCGAGCCGAGGAGTTTAACTCGATCCTCGAGGGCGCGTTTCCGATCGCCCAGGCGGCGGCCCGTGGATTTGGCGAGGCCGGCATATCGGTCGGCCAGCTCCGACAAATGGTTATAAAGGGCGAGGTCTCGAGTCGGGAATTTTTCGACGCGATCCAAAAAGGCGGCAAGGGCATCGACGAGCAATTCGCAAAAACCCAGATCACGCTCGGCCAGGCGACCCAAACGATCCGAAACTCATTTTTGAACCTGGTCGGCTCGCTCAATCAAACGAGCG